CCATGTAAAAATATTGTTGGATCTTTTAATGATTCAATTTTTTTAATTACAACTGAATAATAAAAGTCAACAACATCTCCTACCATTTCAGCAGGTAAGTTTAATTGCTCTGCTGTTTTCTTTATTAGTTCTTTACTTCTGGTTGGTTTCAAGATGATATACTTTTAAATTCAATAAAATTGTACCTTCTGTTAAAAGTTCAAGGTTCTTATTTATTGAAACTAATTTGTTACCTAAACCACTTCTAACAACTAATCCATCTTTAACACACTTGGTAATAAAGTTTCTTGTAGTTTGTACATTTCCAAATATTTCTTCTGAAACAACTTCACTACAAAAATCAGACATGTTCATATCCCCATATAGCCCTAATAACGCAAGACAATCTAATTGCGCAGGACTAAGCCTAATCTTATTAATAAAGCAATACATGTTTATTTGAAACTTGATCACTTCTTTTAAAGATAAAGGCACTTGTTTATCTACAACTAACGCCTTTGCCATAATTACTCAGATTTTGATTCTTCTTTTTGTTCTTCTTGAGCAGCGGCTTCCTCCTCTTCCGCTTCTTTCATTGCTTGATTAATCTGCATCATTCTCATAGAATAATCAAATGCTTCAAACTGTGCTTTCTTAATTCTTGCTTTATATTCCTCAACAATACATTGAGCAGCTAAAACTTTTTCTTGACTTTTGTAATAAGCAATAGTCTTATCACGCATTTGGCGAATTTCTTGTTCTGTAAACTCGCGTTCTTCTTGGTTGGTTTCTTCTGACATAATATTAAATGTTTATTGATGTCAAATATAATAATAAATGTTTAACTATTAAATGTTTAATGAAAAAAGAACCCGTGTAACAGTATTACACGGGCGGCCCATAAATGCTATTTAATGGGGGAGGTTACTTTCTTTTTGGTTTTCCACCTTTGCCATTTCTAGCACGGTTTTTAGATGCTTTTTCACTTACAAGTTTACCCGACTTTGTGTGAGATTTATCAACTCCATCTTTGTTTCCATAAGTTCCCGATTTTCTATTAGCTGCATTTAGTTCCTCTCTGTATTTAACACGAGTAGGTGAAGAATGATACTCTTTATTGTATGCATTCTTTTTTCTTCTGGCTTCCGGATTTTCTGCAAAGTATTTTGCAGATTTACTCTTACCAGTAGATTTACCAGCTAATGAATTTCTAGCCATTATTCTTTTCCTTTCATGTTTTTATAAAGAAGACCACCAAGTCCAGCAGCAATACCTGTTCCAATAGCAGATAATACACCACCTCTTGTTTCACTTGACGAACCTCTTGATCTTGATTTTGATTTTCTGCGACAACCTTTTCCACCATCTGATGTAGTTTCACATACTTCTCCACCTTCTTCTCTACGAAGTAAACTTCCTCTTGACCTATTTGAAGGTGCATAATTTAAAGCATCTACATTCTTTGTATATGCTAATCCCTTAAATTGATTTTTACTCATGACTTTAAAGATTTTAACATTGTAATTAATTTTGGTTGAGGGGACACATCAGATTTACCAGCTAATGAATTTCTAGCCGTTGTATGGTAAATATTTTGTCCCTCCTGCAGTCTTAACCGCTTTTAGAATTTGTTTTCTCTGTTTCCCCGTAGACTCATAACTTACATGAACCCAGTCCGGATTTTTATCTGTACCAAACTCCCAAATCATTTGGTCAAAGTTCAGATTATCTTTAACAAAATCAAAGATCTGTTTGTTGGTGATTGATGTACCGTCCATGTCAATATCAATCGCTTCACCCTGGCAATGCTGGCTGGACAAACTTCCTCCAATAGCAGTATTCAACTCTTTGCTTCTGTATCCAGATGAAATACGGATAGGAACACCAAAATGGTCACGGATTGGTTGAAACACATTCTCAGCTAACTTCTTAAAGTTTTCAATGTGTTCTGGTGTTGGCATATTGCTGATACCTTTTCTTTTTGCAGTTTCACTTCTTGTTACTTCTGACAATGTTAAATTTTTACTTAATTGCATGATTTTATTTTTTAAAATATAATTCTGATTCTGCTTCTCTGCGTCTAACCAAACCTTTTAAAGTTTTACCTCCGGCTTTCACCCATTTCATAAACTCTAATTTGATTGATTCATCATTGGGATTTGCATTTACTTTTTTAAGTAAAGTGGAAGCTTTTAAATTTGCTGGTCCTAAGTTGTAAGCAAATGAAACTAATGCATCAAACTGATTCTGTGTAATAGTATCTACACAGTAGCTGTCTACATATTTCTCAAAGCTCACAAGCATATTTGCCAATAATTCAACAGCCTGCTCTTCTGTTATAGCTGCATCCGTCATTGTTACCTTTTTACCACCAGGATAAAATGTAGCTCCGTATCCTATTGTAGGGACACCTGCAGAACATTTGTAAGGAGTTCCTCTAAACCCTTCAAAAGCTTTAATCATCTCAATTCCCGCTTTCCCCGTCTTGGTTATTTTCATTTTGATTGTTTTTTTTGTTTGACATAATTTTACCTGCTGTAGTAATTCCAAAGGCTCCAAGAGTAATGATCATAAAGCCATCAAAGATAAATTCTTTTATGACCAGTTCTTTACCCCAAATACCTGTAACTACATCAACTATTAAAATAAATACCATAGCAAAGAATGCTACTACTCCTACAAATGATTGCTCATTTATTTGATTATTATCTGAAACCAGTTCTTTAAAAATCTTTCTCATATTATTTTATTTTTTTTGTTTACCACCTTCTTGAGTAGCGTACTTAATACCCATGATTGTACCAACTATAGAAAAGGCATTTGTTAATAATACACTAAACATATTACTCCATGTTGATCCAATGATTTGAGTATCTTGATTTGTAATAATTGCCATCCAGTATAATACTGTTGTTACAACTCCTACTCCAACTATAACAGCTAAAGCAACTTTAACAATAATTTTTATTAACTCACCCTGGCTTTTTTTCATTACTACATCCAAATCATTTAGGGCCGCATCTTTTTCTAATTCTATTGAGTGTTTAAGTTTTTCAGAGTTTTCTAGTTCTATTTGTAAATTTTTTGAAAGGTCATCTATTTTTTTCTTATTGTTTACCGCATCAGTAATATCAGTTGCAATTTTAACTACATCTGTGATATTTCCTTTACTGTCCGTTACAGGATTATAAGATGCTTGTAAATAAATAGTAGAGCCGTCTACTTTTCTTCTTTCAAATATTCCATCAAAGTGCTTACCTTTTCTCAAGCTTTCCCAAAACTTAGCATACTCATCAGACTTTGAATATTCATAACTAACAAAAACACTATGATGTTTACCAATGACTTTACTTTGTTCATTGGCTTTATAACCCATAGTTTCTAAGAATATAGAATTAACTTCTGTTATAAAACCATCAATATTAAAACCAATAAGAGCTGTGCTTCTGTTAATAGCATCTATTTGTTTCTTACTATTGACAATTGCACTAATGTCAGTAGCAATCTTCATTATTTTGGTGATCTTACCCTCCTCATTTAAAATAGGATTATAAGTTGCTTGAAGATTAATAAGACTTCCATCCTTTTTTCTTCTTTCAAATTCTCCAGTGTAATACTTACCACTTCTAAGAATGTCCCAGAACTTTTCATACTCAAGTGACCTTGCATAATCATCACATACAAAAATGCTATGGTGCTTACCAATGATGTCATCATGATTACCTTTACCATAACCCATTGCTTCCAAAAAAATGTCATTAACCCCTAGTATAATACCGCTAAGGTCAAAGTAGATAATAGCATTGCTTCTATTAATAGCTTCTAATCTACTTAACAATTCTTCTTTTGGTAGATTTTTCATTTTTGGTTGTTATTTTTTAAATTTTTTTACCAAAATTTTAGATATTAACTTACCTGCTGCTTTCAATAAAGAATTTTTAGAATCTACTACTACTGTGGTTCCTTCATCAGTTTTTTTTACATGAATATCTAAATTCTCTCCATCTAACTTAAACTCTTTATTGTTGCCTTCTTTATTAAGTTCAACATCTATTTTTGGAGTATCAACATTTACTTTTATGTTATCTCCTTGTTTTTCAATTTTGACATCTGCTTTTTTAGTATCAACATCAATTTTGAAATCTTCAATTTTTTTCTTTGCCATGACTTATTTTGTTTTATGATTATCAACTGTTAATTGTGACAACGTAGCTGTTACCCCACCAACCGCTACAAGATACCCCGCACCAGTTAAAATTGCTGCCGGTAATGCTATCGGTGCTGCAAGTAAAGCTGCTCCCACAGCTCCAGCTACTAGTCCAATTCTTTGTACTTTTTTCCAAAATTTTGGTGTTTTTGCTTTCCATCTTTCTTTAATTGTTTTCTCTTCCATTATTTTTTGTTTTAGGTTCATCTTTAATGTACTTTGACAGTTGTCGAAGTATAGGTAAATACTCAGTCCATCCTAATCTTTTAAAGTTCTCTAAGTTAGACCAAATTAAATTAATTAACACAAAGTTATAAAATCCATAGTGAAGCCAAGCATAAATATTAAAGTCCCAACTAAAAAAAGATTTAACTGGTACATGAACTGCTAATGCATGAGAACATCCAATCATGATCATATAAATTAATAATTTTAACCAACCTTTTCCAAATAATTCTGAGTCAAATGTTTTGTTTTCTTTTCTAGAAGCTCTTATTCCAGTAAACATTTCTAAACCAAAAAGAATAATTAAAACTATTCCTACAGGTAACTCAATCCCAAATATTACATTAAAGTAATAAGCAATTGTTGCCAGTATTGTACTTGCACTAATTGCAATTCCTGCTAAGTTTGGATGAAATGCACTATTTAAAAAATGATCTACGTTGTTATATCCGGCACTTTGAACTATTTTACAAAACATTGTTTTCATTTTTAAGTATTAATTTTTTTGAATTTGTATTATTGTATATATAATGTTGCATTATGATAAACATCCGTAGGAGGAGTAGTCCAAGCTGGACAAATAATTCTTATTTGCAACTGATCGCCTGCATTTACAAAAAGTGGAGTTGGTAATATAAAATTATCATTTCTTGCTCTATTAATTAATGCCAAAGAATTTAAACCATAAGTAGTAGTAGCATCTACAAACACTCCCGTAGTCCGATTAAATACTCTTAATATAATACCTTCAGATGTGGAAAAAACATTTCCAACAAAACTTACAAATTGAAGAGAAACAACATTACCAGCTCTTGGACATATAACTCTAAATCTTGGAGATTCATTAGCTAAAAGTGCAGGTGTGTATAAAGAACTTCCTCCCATTACATAAGTACTGCCAGCTGCAGGACTATAAACACTTCCTGCAAAATAAAGTAAAAGCTCATTGCTGCCACCGCCACCTATTGTCAAATCTCCACTACCTAATAGTGAATTTCCATTTACTGTTTTGATATTAGTAGCTGATACTAAGGTATTTTGTTTTGCATTTAATGCATTTTGCAAATCAGTTTGACTTCCAAGAGTTCCAGTTATACCTCCCCAAACAGCATTAGGTTGTGCAACTTCAACATAAACAGTTCCTGACCATCTATACACCTTGTTAGTATCCAATGTAATATAGATTTTACCTGTTTCTCCTGTTACAGGTAATGCAGCAAAGTTTGCTACTTCAATTACATCATCAACATAACTAGGTAGTTGACCTGCAGGAACTCGTCCAGTTCCATCTAGTCCTGCATAACCATTTGCTATACCTTTGTTAGCTGTATTTTCAGGTGTAAATCCAAGTCCTGCAGGAAAAGGTGTTCTTATTGCTCCTGTTGAATCTTTAAAGTAAACAAGTTTGTCAGGTCTGTTATAAAAATAAGTATTGTTTGGTAATAATGGATCTGTCCAATCTGCAGAACTATCTGTAATATGTGTATAGTTTATTCCTGCCGCTGTTCCTATAGTTAAAGCTGTTACTGCCATGATTATTTATTTTTTATTAATGTTATAAAAGAATCAAATACTTCTTTTTGTTCTTCTGTCATAGAATCATAATCAACATTTATAAACCTATTAGGAACAGACTCATTTATATTGTAAAATTTTACTATTCTAGGTAGTGGATTATAAATATTTACAGTTAACAAGTCTTGAGTATCTGAAAAAGCATTTATAAAAAAATCATACTCACTTGTTAAAGAATATGTTTCTTGAGTGTTTGCTAATTCATCATAGCAAAAAATGCTGTTACCCGTTATGTCTATTTTAGTTACTGTTTCCATTATACAAATATGTTACCTTGATTATCTTCTGTTGATGTTATTGCCTGAGTTAAATTAGAATTATAAACTGCACCTCCTCTATAAATATTACTTGCAAATTCTATTGCTTTTGCTACACCTCCATTGTTTAAATATGGAGCTAGTGAACTATTTAATATGAATGTGCATCTATAAAATCCTTGTGGAAATTGTCCAATGTTACCTAATACTCCTACACCTGTTGCACTAGCAAAATTACTAATGATTTTGCAATCATATAATCTCATTCCTCCGCCTGTATCATTAGTATTCCAAATAGCAGCATTATTATCAGAAATTGCTGTACAACCAATTATTCTTATAACAGATGATAATTGCATACCATAACCACTAGAACTAATTCCTTCACAATTTAATAAAAACCCTCCTTGCGAATTTATTCCAACACCACTTGTACTAATACCTTTACAAGAATATAAATTAAGCAAATTGGCAATACCTATTCCACTGTTACTTCTACCTATGCAATCATAACAATTACTTGCAACATTTATTCCAGTATTAGTATCTGATATACCAATACAATTATTTAAAGTTGTACTAGCTGTTTGTGCATAAATTCCAAAATTAGATGATGAAATTCCAATACAATTGGTATAATTTCCACCATTTACAGACCATATACCAATACCAGAGGTTGATATACCTTCGCAATTCTTTATAATCTGACTAGAATTGTTTGTTGATATACCTAATTGGCTTATTGAAATTGCTCTTAAATTAGATATTTCAGCTCTTGTTGCAGACGCTGCTGAAAATCCAGTTCCTGTTCCTGTATTTCTCATTACAGTCCCAGTAAAATCTATAATAACTGTACTATTTGTTCCAAGTTGCATTACACCAGCTGTACTTGAACTTCTAATTAAAGTTATATTATTTATTGAACAAGATGTTGTTACTCCTGTTGTTGTAGTAAAAGCATTTACAGAACTGGTGTTACTTAAAGTATAAGTATGTCCATTACCATTTATATTAACTCCATTTTTAAGAGTAACTGTAACTGCTCCAGTTTCTGTAACATCAGCAAACATTTCAACTGTTTGACCTGCTACGGCTGCTGTAATTGCTGCTTGAAATGTAGAATAATATGTATATATACCATTTATATCAGCTATTCCAAATCTACCTGATTGAGAAGTAAAAGTTCTATAATCAATTCTATTAGTTGATACTAGCGGTATACCTACTGTAATACCAATATTTTTATTTAAAAGAGTTGGATTCCATGTAGGTGTGTAGTAATTTCCTGCAAATGGCGAAACATTATGAGAACAAAATACAATTCTCAATGCTTTATTAAATCCTGCAGCAAGATCATCAATTCTTCTTAATGTCCATCTTGTTGTTGCACTACCCGGATTGATCACTTGATATGTACCATTATGTCTTGGTTCAGCTTGATCTTTTACTAATAATGTTGTAAATGTTGTAAGAGAAGTTGTACTAGATCCTGCAGTCATACCAGATAGAACTAATAATCCAGAAGAATTTGCTTGTAAAGTAGCTCCTACACCAGGTTTAGTTACATCTGTTCCTGGTACATAAGTACATAAAGGTAATGGAGCCGCTGTTGCATGATCAACAAATGTAATTTGTAACGGTGCTGTAGTAAGTGTGGTAAGAGCAAAAGTGATGTCAGCAAATCCAACTACAGGTGGAGTAGTATTACCCCATGCTGTATTTGTTTGTGTAAAGTATTTACTTCCGTTTACTAATCCTTGAAACGCATTTATTTGTAAAGGAAATAATTCTTCTGGAGCATCAACTTCCACACTTCTGGTTAAAGTATAGGGTGTAGTAGCACTTCCCGGATTTGTAATTTCATAAACTCCATTGTGAAATGGATTAACTTGATTCTTTACAAGTATTAAATCTCCTGCTTCAGGTATATAATTTGTATCAATTCTACCTACTGCGGTATTATCTGTTAATATGCCATTTGTCGTAGCAATTAATGTTGCACCAATACCATCATTTAAAGTACCATTATTATATCCTGGACTTCCTCCTAATGCAGCTTCTGTAGCTGCCATTACAAATACAAGAGGTGACTCATCTTGATTTACAACAGATTTAGCTTTCCACAAATTTGTAGCAGCTTCATAAGTGAGAACTTGTCCATCTGTAGGAACATTACCAGTACCTTTTAACTGAACATCATGTAACTCATCTAACTCAAAACCATTTTGTGTTTTAACATAAATTTCACCTACCGTTGGGTTTGCTTCTACAACAACTCCGATAAATACTAAATGCTTTGGTGCATAAGGTTTATTTGCAAGACCATAAATTAAATTACCATTTGTTCCTAACCACACAGGATCACCTGCTACTGCGCCACTCGTATTCAAAGGCAAACTACCCGTACCTTTTAAGGAACCCTGTGTAATAACTTTACTAAATGCATTATCTGCACCAGACGTTATTAAAAGACCTAAAGTTTTAGATGACGTTGCTTCTGTTGTATTATCTGCTTTAGCAACAAGTATATTAGTGCCAGATGCACCATTTACATAAACAGCTTGCCCTCTTAATATACCACCGGTTTGACTGATTTTTACATCAAGAATTAATTCTTTTGCTGTTGTATTTACTGTACCGCCACCAGAAGATGCTAAATTTATTAATGTACTCATTTTTATTTTTTTTAAATTCCAAATCTTGCTCTATTTGCATTAAAGTTTTGCAACACTTCTGCTGCAGTTAAAGCTCTATTATACAATCTTGTAAGTCCTATTCGACCATTAAAAGCTTCATTAGTAAATGCTGATCGTCCAACTTTTAATGGATTTGAATTAGCAAGTGTTATAAATAAAGGTGAAGTATTTCCAGAACCAGATATTGTCTGTGCAACTCCATTTATATAAATTGCACCTGTAGTACCATGTGTAACTACAAGATGATACCATTGATTAGTATTAATGGTTGCGTTTGTTGAATAACTTTTTGCTGCCACTTGAGCAATAAATTCTACACGATTAGAATTATTTACTCTAAATCTATATCCAGAGTTTCCATTTTTATCTAATATGTTTCCTTGAGCAGTAAAAGAATTTCCATATATAAAAGCTTCAATAGTAATACCTGTTGTTAACCACAAAGATGAGTTATTACCATCTATAAACTCATTTGTTGATCCATTAAAAGTAAAATAACCACCGTTACCAGCATTATAAACTGGTGGTGTTGTTGACATTACTAAGTTATTAGCATTTGATGTTAAATCAAACCAAGTAGTTCCGGTTCCCGGATAAGATGTAGGATTAGCCGCATCAACATGAAAAACAAGACCACTTGTAACAATAGGAGATACAGGAGCAGAATATGCCGATGCTAATTGAATATTAGTACCACCTCCTAAAATTACAGCCATGATTAGTTGTTGTAAATAATTATTAATTCGGTCCCATTACCATTATAGGTAATTGTATTGGCTGCGTAAAAATTATTCATTGAACCAGCTGAAAAGTTTAAAACTTCACCCGGTTTAATTGTTTGACCTAGAATAATTCCGTTTGCTGTACCAACATTGGCTACTGAAAAATCATATACACTAACTGCAATAGTTCCCGCTGTTGGACCAGAATGCCTTATTATATTAGGGAGTCTTACTCTTGAAGCAAGTAATGCTTCAACATCATCTGTATTAACACTTATATTTACATCTTGTAATTGTTCAATTACGCCTTGTAGTCCTCTTAATACATTTAATTGCCAGTTGGTATTTAAACCGTCTGAATTTATAATGGACATAACTTATGAATTTAATAAACAATATCTAATAATATACAAAAAACTTTTTGTTTCTGCAACAAATATAAACAAAAAAAAGACCTTGCGTTAACAAGGCCTTTTTATAGTTTCAATAAAGTTTAGTATTTAGCAATACAATCTGATTCTTTAGAGATAAATTTAGTACTTCCTTCAATCTCCATTACATCACAAAAAGATAATTGACGAGGAGTTATCATTACTTCATCTCCAGGTTTGCAAAAAGTTACTTCTTGTCCAACTGCATGTACTGTAAGACGAGTGTAATGTTTTACTAAGTCTGCTTCAATAATTGCTTGGTCAGCAGGACTTAACTCTAATCCTTTAATTTTTGGTTCATAAACCGGTTTGTCTAAAATGACAATTTTTCCTTGATAGATCATAACTATTTTTTATTTAAAACAATTTAAATTGAATTTGGCGAGATACTACTACACCATTTTCTATAATATCCACAATTTCTGCATTTGGAACTGTAGTTACTGCTTCCGCTACAGCATAAGAACCATCCGGATTTCTTTGTTGCGTTGTAACTTGAACAACTACATTATGTCCAGCTTGCATTGCTTTTGTTGATTTCATCCAACCTTCTGCTTTAGAAGAAGCTTTAGAAATAAGTTTGAATGTGTCACCATCTCCCCAAAAAACAATGTCCTTGACATTTTTTCTAGCACCGTTGGCATCAGTGTTTTGTAATGATTTTGCTTCCATTATTTTAAACCTTTAGCAATTCCTTTTACTGCGTACATTTGAGCTGTTTCTAACTCTGTCATTGCAATACTAAAACATCTTTTAGCTTCACCATCCTCAGTTGCCAATAATTCCTCTTGACAATAATCAATAGCATCAGCCATCATTCTTTTAAATGTTCCAATCTTATCATCCGAAGATGGATTAAAATCAATATGACATCTTTTTTCTCCTAGTGTCATTACTTTTGCGTTTTCTTGCATTTTTATTTATTTACAGGGGTTAAACATACTTCTTCCAATCTTCTTAGAACATCTTTTGCAGAATGTCCATCATAAGATTGCTTAACAATTTCTACTTCTTCACATTGGAATAAATCCCAATCTTCCATTTTGTAATGGTTGCTGATTTGACCACCTGGTAAAATTGCCATTACAATAAACCATCCTCCACCAAAACAAAGTGTGCCATCGGAATGTCTGATTGATTTATGTACATCATACAATCCTTCTTTAGCCCAAGCATTGAATGCAGCCGCATTGTACATCTTGCGGAAATCATACAACTCATTAAAAGTGTGGTAGCCATCAGAGATTTCTCCTTTATCAACTAGACCTTCTTTATCATAAGACTTAAAGAAAATATCTGGTTTGCATGGATAAAATTCACCATGGATTCCTTTGATAATCATATCACCGATACTTGCAAAAATTGGTCCTTCTAATGTTTGAATTTTAATTTTTGGATCTGCTGTGTTGTCATCAAAAACAATTTCTTGTTCTTGCTCCATGAACTCAGATATTGCATCCAATGTACCTAATGTTGCATCAACAAATTCTATAGCCTCAATTGTAATGGGCTTTTTTGTAAATCTATTTACCATTTTCTTTTTTGTTTTTGTAGTATTCAACAATTTCAATTATAGCAATAACAAATCCAATTCCGGCAGATGTTCCTATAAATACTCCAATTGCAATTTTTAAGATTTCCATTTTATTTGTTTTTAAGGTTAATATACGCTTTCATGATTGCCAAATAATTGATGGCATCTTCAATGGTATCAGTGATTTTTTCATCTTTTACCATTGCTTCTTTGTCAAGTAATGTAGAAATACGCGACATTTTATCCATTAATCTAACAAGGATTCCCTTTTCTACAGTTACTCCGGCAATTGTTGAGTTGCGAAAATTGGCAAATGGATCATTATTGGAACCACCGTAATCATTGTTTTTGGCAATTGCTGTGCTTATACAATTTTCAAATGTTTTAAGCATCTCTTTTAAAAGAGGATTTGACTCCAAAAGATCTAATGGTTTTTCTGATTGAGCATCTTCTTCATACTCTACACAGTCTTCATTAATCCATCTCAAATCACCATTTCCGATATTCAATTGGATTTCTGGTCCTTTTCTATCTACTACTGGAAACCATTGTCCTACATAGTCATTATACCAAGAATGATTTGGCATGCTTCTTTTAATAATTCTTACTCTCTCCATTTATTTTAGTTTAAAAAATTTACCAAGTATGTTTCCGTTAAGAAACTCATCACCCTCTAATACACCCAATGCAAATTGATATTTACATTCATAGTATGAAAGTTCTATCTTGCTGTAACAGATATGAAGCATTTCTCTACGAATAGTCACTCCTTCTGCATGAGCTTTCTTCAATACTTCATTACTGCTATAGTAATTTTTATATGTACTTTTCCTTACTCGCTTGTAAGTCTTTAGTCTTTTGTCAGTTGGCATTTCTTTCTTACCAAGTTTGGTTTTTACATCAGCAAAGAAATTTTTTTTTCCAATGTATCTAACCGGTTTTCCATCAATGATTGAAAGCATCTCGTAAATAAATCCTACTGCTCCCTCTGGTATCATTTCATCTGCAAACTCTTTTCCTTGGTATATCCACATGCATTTTATTTTTTATAAATTTTGCTTGCTGTTTCGCATAGTTCTTTTTTCCTCTTAACAGGTCCCAATGATTTTCCAGTAGTATATCTATAATACACTGGAGTAAGCTGATCCATTCCGATCCCAACACAGAAATAAGCCCTGCAAAATTTAATTTTAAATCCATTAATAACCTTGTAAAATATTTTCATACTAAGAACTAAGTATTTTAACAAAAGTAATAAACATTTTTAATTTACAATGAAAAAACAAACCCTCACTGATAGAAAAGTGAGGGTTGCTGACAGCGGAGCCGTCTGAGAAACCTGGATGGGAGAGAATCAACCAGGCAAAATTATTTTCCTTGACCTCGGTAAGCCTTCTTGTAGTTCTTAGAACTTTTAAGTTTTGAGGTCTTAGTCTTTGCATGTACACCAGGACGACTAACTTTATAGGAAAGTTTAGTGTTGGTAGATTGGGTGCTAATTTTTGCC